GCTACTAAGTTAGTTTATGAAGATGAGTTACAAAGAGCATTGACAGAAGATGGACAAAGAACTTCTGTGTATATTACCCCTCAAACATTTTACCCACAAGGTGCCTAATGCCTTACGCAAGAGGTAAAAAATCAAAAGCAATATCCGACAGATCGGGTATGGAGTTTCCATATACAGAAATGGTTAAAGAATGGAATGGTTCTTTTGTGCATCGTTCTGAGTATGAAGCTAAACATCCACAAATTGAAAGAAAGAAAATAAGTGCAGATGCTATTGCTTTACAAAATGCTAGACCAATGCACCCTGATACACAAAAAGATTTTGTTTTGTATATTAGTAATGGTTTTTTTGTAACACAAGGAGATACTGGTATTACTGGTGGTGCTAGTATGACTGTTGCAAATAGTGACAATATATTAGGGACTAAATTAACATCAGTGCAGGCAATTATATCTGTAGGCACTAGCTTTACTGTGGTGATCTCATGACAATTACACATTCAGCTTTTTTAACACAGGTGAGAAACTATACTGAAGTGGACTCGAATGTTTTGTCTGATACTTTATTAGATCAATTTATAAGAAACACAGAATTAGATATAGCTAGTAAAGTAGATTATGATGATATAAGAAAATATGTTACTGCTGTTTCAGGTACAGCAAGATATTTAAATGTGCCAGATGATTGTATAAGTATTCGTTCTGTGCAAATTATAAATAGTAGCACTAGAGATTTTTTAGAAAAAAGAGATACATCTTTTATTGCTGAATTTAATCCTACTGATGCTACAGGGCAACCAAAATATTATGCTAATTGGGATGATAAAAATATTGTATTTGCTCCAATACCAGATCAAGCATATGAAATACAGATGAACTATATAAGAGATCCTCAGCACTTTACATCTAGTCAAGATACTTTTTTATCACAACATCAAGAGAATTTATTATTATATGGCGTATTAGTAGAGTGTTTTAGTTACTTAAAAGGCCCTATGGATATGTACAACTTATACAAAACTAAGTATAATGAAGAGATACAAACGTTTATGCTTACACAAATGGGTAAACGTAGACGTGCAGATTATGACGATGGTGTAATGAGATTACCTGTTCAATCTCCTTCACCTTAACTTTATAGGAGAAAAAATATGGCAATAACAACAAGTGCAATATGTAACGTTTTCAAAACAGATGTTTTGAAAGGCGTGCATAATTTTACAAATCCAGGGGGTAATACTTTTAAACTATCTATGTATACTTCAAGTGCTACTTTAGGTAAATCAACAACTTCTTTTACATCAGACAATCAAGTATCTTCACCATCTGGTTACACCAGTGGTGGTAAAGCTTTAGCTGCGGTAACACCAGTTTTAAGCACCGATACTGCTGTAGTAGACTTTGCAGATTTATCATTTGTAGGTGTATCTCTGACAGCAAGAGGAGCTTTAATTTATAATGATTCAGCTACTGGTGATCCAGCAGTTGCAGTATTAGATTTTGGTGGAGATAAAACAGCTACTTCAGGTACATTTACTATACAGTTTCCTACTGCTAATGCTTCAGACGCTATTATAAGAATAGCTTAATTAGGAGTTCATTGTGACCACTAGAACATTTACAGTTACAGTAGTAAATGTTAGTGGGTATAATAAATACTTTATTGATGGAGTACAACAACCTACTCTCACATTAGCTGAGGGTGGCACGTATGTATTTAACTGGTCAGCAGCAACAGGTCATCCTGTAAGGTTTTCTACCACTTCAGATGGCACACATGGTGGAGGATCTGAGTACACCACTGGTGTAACAAAAGACGATGGTAACTATCTTACAACTATTCAAGTAGCAGATTCTGCTCCTACATTATATTATTACTGTCAATACCACTCAGGTATGGGTGGCCAAATTGACACAGAATTAGCTACCACTTGGGGTCTATTAGCTTGGGGTGATGGAGCTTGGGGTGATCAAAATGATACATCTGTATCGGTTACTGGAGTTGCATCAACCACTGCTGTAGGTTCTGTAACAATTGATGCAGAAATAGGTGAAGGTTGGGGTAGAGGATCATGGGGTAATAGAGTTTGGAACGGTGTATATTCTGTTATACCAACAGGTGTAAGTGCAACCACTGCTATAGGAACGGCTACTGTATCTATATCTGTATCTGTTGCTGTAACAGGAGTATCCAGCACTTCAGCCGTAGGATCTGTTACTACTACACAAGGTGTGGAGATTACACCTACTGGTTTACCTCTTACAGGTTCAATAGGAACAGTTGACTTTGATGGTGATTCTACAACAGGAACTACAGGTGTAGCCATGACATCAGCTATTGGCACAGCGATAGTTGCACCAATAACACTAGTAGATGTTACAGGTGTAGCTGCAACAAGTTCCGTAGGCACTGTTGTGTTAGAAATGACTGGTACAGTAAATGTAACAGGTTTATCAGTAACGAGTGCAGTTGGTTCTATAACACCAGTTTCAGGATATGATGTAACAGGTGTAGCAACAACATCAGCGGTTGGTACAGTAGCAGAAGTAACAGGCACTGGGATAGTAGATGATGTTACTGGAGTAGTATTGACGAGTAATCTTGGAAGTGTAATAATAATAGCATGGAACAGAGTAGATACTGGAACACCAGTAACCTGGACTAAGATAACTACAGCGGCATAAAAAAAGGATAAAATATGGCATCTACATACTCATCAGATTTAAAACTGGAACTCATGGCTACTGGTGAAAACGCTGGTACGTGGGGAACAAAAACAAATAATAATTTAAATTTAGTACAACAAGCAATAGGTGGTTTTGAACAAGTTACGGTTGGAGATGGAGCAACCGTAGCTCTTGCAATGACTGACGGTACTATATCAAACGCAAGAAATATGGTTGTTAAAGTGGCTACTGTTACCCTATCAGGAGCCACTGTTTTAACTGTACCTGACAGCATTGAAAAAATGTATATTTTTGATGTAACAGGTGTAACCAACCCAACAAACTTAACTATTAAAACTGCAAGTGGATCTGGCTTTTCACCAGACCAACAAAAAATATATTTTGCATACGCAGATGGAACAAATATTGTTGAAGTATCACTAGATAGTTTAGGTGGTGCAGTTGGCACTGCAAGCTTACCAACAGTACCGATTACAAAAGGTGGCACAGGTTTAACAGCAGCAGGTTCTGCAAATCAAGCATTGAAAATGAATAGTGGTGGTAGTGCATTAGAGTTTGGAACATTACCCATAGCTGGTGGTGGAACTGGTGCAACTACTTTAGCTGGTGCTAACATTGTAGCCTCAAACGCTAATACTACTTTTACAAAAGCTCTTAGAGGTAGCACATTAACTGCTGGATCACAAACAGGTAGTGTAACACTAGATTTTGATACTTACCAAAATTTTGTCTTAACAGCGACAGGTAACGTAACTTTAGCTAATCCTAGCACTGAGTCAGTAGGACAGTCTGGTATCATAGTATTTATTCAAGATGGTACAGGAAGTAGAACATTAAGTTTAGGAACAGATTATGAAACAGCAGGAGGTGCTGGTTTAACTATTTCAACAGCAGCAAGTGCAGTTGATGTTATACCATATTTTGTTAAGGCTTCTTCAAGTATTCAACTAGGAGCACCACAACTTGCATTTGCATAGGAGACATAAGTAATGCCAGTACAAGGTGAATTTTTTCAAAATCCTGGTGGTTCTGGTGCTTTCTATTCACACCAAATAAATCAAAGTGTTAGATTTCATGAGGGAGCAGGAGATCATTTACAAAGAACTCCAAGTAGTGCTGGTAATAGAAGAACTTGGACTTGGAGTTGTTGGTTGAAATACACACCAAGAGTATATGATGGAAGCACAGGAGGGGATGCTGTTTTGTTTGGAGCTGATGCTGGTAGTAGCAATTATTTTCATTTAAGAATTAGACAAAGTAGCAGTCCTAAAAATGTTTTTGGTGTGGATGGAACAGGAATAGGTTCAACTTCATATTCACCTGTTTTTAGAGATCCAGCTGGTTTTTATAATTTTGTGTTTGCATTAGACACTACACAAGCTACAGATTCAAATAGATTTAAATTTTATATAAATGGAACACAAATTACTGATTTGTCAGCTTCAGCTTATCCAAGTCAAGATGCAGAAATGGCAGTAAATAACACTATAGAACATCAAATTGGTCAACTACAGTATGGTAGTTCTACAGAGTTAGATGGATATATGGCAGAAGTTACTTTTGTAGATGGCACAGCACTTGATGCTTCAAGTTTTGGAGAAACTAAAAATGGAGTTTGGGTTCCAAAAGATACAAGTTCTCTCACCTTTGGTACTAATGGTTTTTTACTTAAATTTGAAGATTCAAGTGATTTAGGTAATGACAGCTCAGGACAAAATAATGATTACACAGCAGTTAGTATGAGTGCTGATAGAAAAGTATTAGACAGTCCTACTAATGGAGCAGGGAGTGGATAATGACAGCTAATACAAATTTTGCAACTTTTAATCCTTTATCATGCCAAGAAGGTAATGGTGCTATTGGAGATGCAGCAAATGATTTAGATAACGGAAATACTAAATTTAATGTTACTAATGGTAGTTCTGGAATGGCAACTACTATTGCAACACCACCTTCAGGAGGAAAATGGTATTGTGAATTTTATTTATCTGGTTCTGTAGGTAACTATGCTTGGGTAGGTTATTATCCAGTAGCAGAAACACCAGAAGTAAAAAAACAATGGGTTCCTAGTAGTAACACTACTTGGACAGATTCTGGATTAGTGAGTGTTCATAGTATGGGTAGATACTTTTATACAGATGGTCAGTATACTGATTCAGGTGCGACAAGTTTTACAGCAGGAGATGTAATATCTATTGCTTTAGACTTAGATAATGGTGCTACTTATTTTGCTAAAAATGGCACATATATGAATTCTGGTAATCCTGCAAGTGGTGCAAGTAAAACAGGAGCTGCACCAGTAGAGGGAGCTTATAGTAAAGAATATTTATTGGCGGTGGGTAGTGCAGGAAGTTCAGGTCATGCGTGGACAATAAACGCAGGACAAGATTCCACATTTGGTGGAAATTTGTCAGCAGGTGGCAATACAGATTCAGCAGGTTTTGGGGATTTCAAGTACTCGGTGCCTGCAAATTACAAAGCCCTGTGCTCTGCTAATGTTCCAGCGTCATCTGACATAGATCCATCTGGAGAT